TCAAGATACCGAACCCAATCAACAACAACGCCATCGCCGCTCCGGACGTGCTGCCGAAGGAGCTGGACTTGGATAAGTATATAGACCGAGACAAGCAGTTCTCAAAGACGTTCCTCGACCCACTTAAACATATAACGAATACGATCGGATGGAACACAGAGAAGATAGCGACACTCGAAGCGTTCTTTTGATATGCAGGGGTTGTATATTTGACGCGTACGACGGCAACGCATATCTATGCACAATTACCAGTCCACTTTGTATAAGGAAACGACGAATGAAAGACGATGACTTTGGATTCAGCCTAGTCTCTGAGCAGGAGCTCAAGAAGCACGAAGAGGAACTTCGCAGGAAAGTAGAGGAGCAGTCGAAGATTGTCGTCAAGACTGCTATCGATAATCAGGCCAAGCTGCAGGGACTGCGCGACATGGTCATGCCTCTTCTAAATAACCTGTCAAAAGATCCAGACAAGACCTACATTCTCTGGCCGGACCGCGCCGAGAAGATGAAGGCGTTCATCAAGAAAGTTAACGACTACGTAGACGAATGATAAACATCCTAGCACTGCTCGTCGCACTCGTAGTCTCAGGTGTGTCGGCTTACTTCAGCATCATAGGTCTCACCACACTGTTCGCCGCAGCGTTTATTCCGGTCGTGATCATGGGTGGAGCCCTTGAGGTTGGTAAGCTGGTTACAGTCTCGTGGCTTCATCGCAACTGGCACTCCTGCCCTTGGCTACTCAAGTCGTACCTCAGCGTGGCTGTAGTCGTGCTGATGTTCATCACGAGCATGGGTACGTTCGGGTTCCTATCGCGAGCTCACATCGAGCAGCAGCTCAGCATCTCGACTGGTGACGCTGATAAGATAGCCATCATCGACTCTCAGATTGAGAGCGAGAAGAACATCATCTCTGACTACGACAAGCAGATAGCGCAGATAGACGACGCGCTAAGTAAGATTACTGAGAAGGGCAGGGGTGAGTCATCACTGCAGGCTGCCGACAAGCAGAGGAAGACTCGCAATGAACTCGTGGCAAAGAAGAACTCTAGCATTCAGAAAACGTCCGATCTTAAAGCAGAAAGGATTGGGCTCAGCTCTGCGATCAAGAAGACAGAGGCTGAGGTCGGTCCGCTGCGATACATTGCTGAGGCAGTCTATGGCGGAGGACGCGCAACTAATGATCAACTTGACGCAGCTGTGCGGATGGTTATTATTCTTCTGGTTGTTGTATTCGACCCTCTCGCCGTTGTTCTTCTTATTGCTGCAAATCATGGAATGAGTCAAACAAAAGAGTTTACAAATATACAAGAACGTGATATACTGATAATTGACGATTCAACACTTGGAGAATATAATGTCGCTAAAGGAAAAGCTGATAAAGAACTCAACCATCGACATGACGTCGACCCTCGCGGACAGCAAGATCTACACCAAGAAGGACGTGATCCCCACTCCGGTCCCCATGATCAACGTGGCGCTGAGCGGGTCGATCGACGGTGGGATCACTCCGGGCCTCACGATGTTGGCCGGACCGAGCAAGCACTTCAAGACGGGGTTCGCGCTACTTCTGGCATCGGCGTTTCTAAAGAAGTATAAGGACGGCGTGGTTCTGTTCTATGACTCCGAGTTCGGTACCCCGCAGTCTTACTTCAACACCTTCGGCATTCCATTCGACAGCGTAGTTCATACTCCAATCACGGACATCGAGGAGCTGAAGTTCGACATCATGCAGCAGATCAACAGCCTCGACCGCAAGGATCAGGTCATGATCGTGATCGACTCAATCGGCAACTTGGCGTCCAAGAAGGAAGTAGAGGACGCGCTCGACGGCAAGTCGGTCGCCGACATGTCACGAGCCAAGCAACTCAAGTCTCTGTTCCGAATGGTGACGCCTCACCTGAGTCTCAAGGACATCCCGATGGTCGTGATCAACCACACCTACAAGACGATGGAGATGTATGCCAAGGACGTCGTCGGCGGAGGCACCGGCTCCTACTACGGCTCGGACAATATCTGGATCCTCGGTCGCCAGCAGGACAAGGACGACAAGGAGATCAAGGGCTATCACTTCGTGATCAACGTGGAGAAGTCTCGCTACGTCAAGGAAAAGTCTAAGATCCCTATTACCGTATCGTTCGAGGGCGGCATCAATCGCTGGAGCGGTCTGCTGGAAGTTGCCATCGACGGCGGCTACATCGTCAAGCCAAAGGCCGGCTGGTACGCCACCGTGAACCAAGAGACCGGCGAGGTCAACACCCCATCGATGCGCGCTGCGGACATCGTCGACAGCAAGGAGTTCTGGATCAAGATGTTCCAAGAGACAGACTTCGCGTCGTACATCGAGAAGAAGTACAAGATGTCTATGGGAGCCATCATGGACGGGGACGATGAGGAATGAGGTCCCCTCCGAGCTGGACGAAGTACGATTATGAATACGAAGGGGAATCATGTCAGTCGAGAAACTTATTTTCAGCAATCTGGTCTACAATGAGGACTATGGCCGCAAGGCTATTCCGTTCTTAAAGGAGGAGTACTTTCATGATGCAGCTGATCGGGCAGTCTTTGGACTCATGCATGAGTACGTCGAGAAGTACAACAGCTTTCCTTCAAAGGAAGCGCTCGGAATTGACCTTGCCAACAAATCTCTTGGTGAGCAGACTTTCAAACAGGCCAAAGAAGTCATCGAGAGTCTCGAGCCCCAAGAGACAAAGCTTGATTGGCTCCTCGACCAGACTGAGAAGTTCTGCCAAGAGAAAGCGATATACAACGGGATTATGCAATCGATCCAGATCTTGGATGACAAGTCTAGTGAGAGTTCTAAGGGGTCGATCCCAAAGATCTTATCGGACGCTCTGGGAGTATCTTTTGATACAAGCATCGGACATGACTTTCTCGAGGATTCCAACTCGCGATTTGAGTTCTACCACACGAAAGAAGTTCGCATTCCGTTCGATCTTGATTACCTTAACAAGATCACTCAGGGTGGGCTCCCAAGGAAGACACTTAATATAGCTCTCGCTGGAACCGGCGTCGGTAAGTCACTGTTCATGTGTCACTGCGCTGCCTCTAACCTTCTCAGCGGGCTCAACGTACTGTACATCACTCTCGAGATGGCAGAGGAGAAGATCGCCGAGCGCATCGACTCGAACCTGCTGGACATTCCGGTGAGCGAGCTATCTACCGTACCAAAGGACATGTACGAGCGAAAGGTGTCTCGACTCAGGGAGAAGGCGAAGGGCAAGCTCATCATCAAGGAGTACCCTACCGCCTGCGCCGGCTCTGCAAACTTTCGTCACCTACTGAACGAACTTAAGATCAAGAAGAACTTTGTACCGGACGTAATCTACGTGGATTACCTTAACATCTGTATGTCATCGAGGTTGAAGCATGGAGCCAACGTCAATTCTTATACCTATATCAAAACAATCGCAGAAGAACTTAGAGGGCTCGCTGTGGAGTTCAATGTTCCTCTCATCTCTGCGACTCAGACAACTCGAACAGGATATTCGAACAGCGACGTGGGACTGGAAGATACATCGGAATCCTTTGGACTCCCAGCCACAGCTGATTTTATGTTTGCGCTCATCTCAACAGAGGAGCTGGAGAGACTGGGTCAGCTTATGGTTAAGCAGCTCAAGAACCGCTACTCTGATCCTGGGTTTTGTCGTAGGTTTGTTATCGGCGTGGATCGCACTAAGATGCGGCTTTTTGACGTAGACCAGAAAGAGCAGGAGGACATACTCGACGGACCGGTGATGGACAACACTAAGTTCGGCACCGAGGACAGAGAGCGCACTAAGAAGAGTAAGTTTGACAAGTCAAAGTTGGAGGGCTTCAAGTGAACAACTACCGGATCGAGAAACACGACTCTAAGTACTACATCATAGAGAACTCTACGGACCACTACATCATGGAGCACGTAGAGCAGGACGTCGCGAGGAAGGAGCTCCGCAGACTTAACTTTGGCTCCTTCTTCGAAGGCTGGACCCCTAACTTTTTTCTAAAAAATTCACTGAGTGACCAAGAAAAAACTGGATCTCCCGTATAAATAGACTCAGAAATGGTGTGTATTGCTTCTGCAGGGCAAAGCTGGCAAGTTGTAAAGACAGGAATAGTCGGGACTAATAGTGGGGTTCTACCCGACCACACCTATTTCAATCTAGGGAGAGGGGGACGAGTCATGTGCTCGTCCCTTTTTTATTATGATAAATATAGAAAACAAACAGGCGCGAGAGATAACAATGCTGAAGTTTTCTGAATACTTTCTAAGTGAGAGCAAGAGTGACAAGGAAGAGAAATCCGGAAGTGCTATCAACACTCACATGGCCCGCGTATACGAGCGAGCAACGGCCCTTCTTCTGCACGACCATACTGGTGCGAAGCACAACAAGGACAAGAACTATCAGGCGAAGATCAAGGCCCTGAAGGCCGAGCATCTCAAGGACATGGAGGGCCTCCCGCCTAAGGTACTGAACGCGGCTATCGAGGCAGCTCACAGGTCATCTAACGCGTACATGGAGAGCCTGAAGAACAATCACGGCATCGATCTCAACAAGATCCACGAGGTTCACCACACCGGGACGGAGACCCTCGGCGACAAGGATCAGAACCCACATGACGTCATCATCAAGTACCGCGACGGTAACAAGGAGAAGATGCACGGCGCCTCGCTCAAGAAGACTCAAGGTACGCTCAGCAACAACACCACCAAGTCCTTCGCCGAGAAGAACAGAGAGAACGGAATAGGTCAGAACATCCCAGCTATATGGGAGAAGGGCAGAAAGAAAGTCGGATTCTCCGGCAAGTCTGTAAAGGAGACCAAGCCGAGAAGAACTGAAGAGGGAGTGGTCTCTCAGTACAAGAAGACTCAGATCGAGTCGGCCAAGCACCACGCGGACTCGTTCAACGCAGCTACGCACGATAAGAAGAAGAACAGCCTTCTCACTACAATGAAGCTCAACTACAACAGGGCAGTTCCGTACGACTACGTGAGCGCCGAGAAAGGCAAGGCAACACCAGTAGAAGACATGGCACACGCCAAGGCTCTTCACGCGGCGAAGAGCTTACACGCGACACAGTCGGGCAACTTAGTTCACATTCACGACGACAAGGGTCAGCACCTCCTGACCTACGAGCACAGGTCAACTCACGGTCCGTTCCACAGCGATCAGGTCAACGCCAAGCTCGGCACACTAAAGAGCAAGCAGGAGTCAGCTCCACTGGTAAAGAAAGCTAGAGAGAAGCTACCTTCTTCCGGTGAGTTCGGCGGTATGAAGTTCTAACCAAAGAGCGAGAGAATGCTAAATTTCAAAGACTTTATTATAGAAGAAGCCGACGCCGAGCAGGGCAAGAAGCTCAAGCACCTCACCCACCTAGAAGACATGCCGATCCACAGCGGCCATCAGGGAGTGGCTGACGCCGCCGACATACTCGACGACACTCACAAGATCTTGACCGGCAAGAAGGCGAAGACTCAGCTGTCCACGAAGTACGACGGCGCACCTTCTCTGGTGTTCGGTCACCACCCCAAGACCGGTCAGTTCTTCGTCGCGTCTAAGTCGGCGTTCAACAAGGACCCAAAGATCAACTATACCGACGAGGACATCGAGAGAAACCACGGTCACGCTCCGGGTCTAGTCGAGAAGCTGAAGGCCGCGCTCAAGCACCTGCCCAAGGTAGCCCCTAAGGAGGGAGTCTATCAGGGAGACGTGATGCACACCAAGGGCGACGTCGAGTCACACGGCGGCAAGGTTCACTTCACTCCGAACACACTTACCTACTCAGCGGACGCCGAGTCGCCCCACGGCAAGATGGCCAAGGCCTCTAAGATCGGTCTGGTCGTGCACACCAAGTACAAGGGCAAGAACCTAGAGGACATGTCTGCGACTCCAGACGTTGACCGCGAGAACTTCAAGCACCACCCTGACGTGCACAACATAGATCCTAGGACTAAGATCTCACCCGAGAACTATACCCCCGAGATGCAGAGGAAGTTTAGAGGACACATGGAAGAGGCGAAGCGCATCTACTCGAGGATGAAGCCCGAGTCTCTCGACGCGCTCAAAGGTCACGAGATCGATCTCGAGGCTCACGTCAACGACATGATTCGCAAGGGCGGCCACCCATCTGCGGAAGGTTACATGAACCACCTGACCAACAAGATGAACCGCGAGGTAGAGAAGGTCAAGACTCCAGCTGCCAAGCAGAAGAAGATGCAGGCGTTCGGAGAGAAGATCGATCACGTCGGTCAGAACAAGAAGCACTTTGAAGACGTTCTGCAGCTGCACCACCACCTTCAGGGAGCGAAGAACGAGCTGGTCGACGCGCTCGACAAGAACTCTGAGTTCGAGCACCACGTCGGCGGCGAGAAGACCGGAGCCGAGGGGTTCGTCGCCAACAGGGGCAACTCAATGGCTAAGCTAGTCAAGAGACACGAGTTCTCTAGGATGAACCTGCTGGGAATGGGTAAGATGTCAAAGAAGACGGAGAAGCCGGAATGAAGAGATTCTCACAGTTCATAGCTGAGGAAGAGGCAAAGAAGCCGGTAGTGTTCGCCTTCGGTAGGATGAACCCACCTACGACCGGCCACGAGGTCCTAGTCAACAAGGTTAAGGATCTGGCGAGTCAGCACGGCGCCCACCACGAGATCGTCCTGTCGCACTCGCAGGACAAGGACAAGAACCCGCTCTCACCAGAGCAGAAGGTAAAGCACGCCAAGAGATTCTTTCCCAACACCAACATAAGCTCAGCCTCCAAGGAGGCGCCCACTCTCATACATCACGCGACTCGGCTGAATAAGGCAGGCCACGATCACCTGATAATGGTCGCCGGCTCCGACAGGGTCCCCGAGTACAAGAAGCTGCTGGACACTTACAACGGCAAGCCTGATAAGTCTGGGAAGGTAAACTTTAACTACAAGAAGATCAGCGTAGTCTCAGCCGGTGACAGGGATCCTGACTCAGACAGCGTCAGCGGGATGTCAGCATCCAAGATGCGCCAGCACGCCAAGAACAACGACTACAAGTCTTTCAAGCAAGGTATCCCATCGCACGTGAGCGACAATCACGCCAAGGAACTATTCAGCGACGTGCAAAATGGTATGAAGTGAAATGTCTATGAATGAAGAGGACTTCCTCAAGAAGCTGCAAGAATCTCTCGGCAGGGTAGCCGGTGTGGATCTCGGTGAGGTCCTCGAGCAGAAGAAGCAGAAGAAAGAGCAGGAGAAAGATCTGCTCGAGAGAATGGAGACTGCTCTCGGCAAGGTCGGCGGCATCGACTTTAAGCAGATAGAAGAAGATAAGAGAATACAGGCCGAGAAGAAGGCAGAGATGGAGCGCAAGCTCATCGAGAACCTCGAGCAGGCAGTATCTAATCTCGAGAGCATGCTGCCCGCAGAGGAAGAGCCTGCGGTAGAAGAGGTAATAGAAGAAGTCGCGCCGATGCTAGAGGTCGTTCCGGTCATGGAGGCCTCTGAGGAAGTTGAAGAGGCTTACATCGAGAACCCGACGGAGTTCGCGAAGGCGGCATACGACAATGCCAAGGAAGTCACTCAGCCGACGTTTCAGGTACCACAGCCGCAGCCTCAGCTGCCTCCGGAGATCGTATCTAAGTCGGTGCAAGCCCTGTACAAGGGGAGCAAGGCTCTCAAGTCGGACGAGAAGTCAGACATCCACCCCGCGATCCGCAAGGAGATGGACGTCATCAAGAAGTCCGTCACCGACCTCCACAAGTTCGCCAGCAGAATATCGCAGATGGGCGGCGGCGGTGAGGTAAAGCTTATAAGACTGGACGACGTCAACAGCTCTACCCTCGGCGACGGTCTCTACCTCAGGTACGACGCGCCGACCAAGATGTTTGTGTTCGATACACCGGCCGGAACAGGCGGCGGTGGTTCTGGAGCAATGGGTGCGACCGGTCCAGTCGGAGCCACAGGTCCCGCTGGTTCTAATGGAAGCGACGGAGCTACAGGTCTAACCGGCGCTACAGGCATTCAGGGATTGAC